TTCACCTTACCTTGACGCTTTATAGTAGCCCCTAAAACTTTAGGTAATCTTGCATCACCTTGAGCATACGTATCAGCAGTAGTAAATTCTCCTGCACCTTGAGCACCTGTCGCTCCCACACCCGCAGATGCAACGGTATTGTCGGTTAAGTATTGTGTAACTACCTGATCAAATAACTTAAGAGGCATATTAAATATTTATCGCTCAATAGACAATAAGTTGCCTTTTCTAAAAATAGAATATAATAAATAAATGGAGATTGGTGACATTATCAATCAATATGTTGACGAAGCGAGTATAGATACAAATCTTGATCGCTTAGAAGTAACTTCTACTCAAGAACAATTAATTGCTAATAAACATAAATGGTCCGCCAGATTAATTAATCATAAAATTAAACTTAATAATTTTAAATTTAAACGATCTTCTCTTATCGATGAATATATAAAAGAGTATCAAGATAGAGAACCCGTCCGCGTAAATAGATCTATAGCAGAAAAAGCAGTACAAAATAAAAAAGAAATAAAGATTATAGATCAAAAAATTCAAAATGAAATCCTCATCATTAGTTTTTTAGAAAATATATATAAAAATATAAGCTTCGCCACAAATGATATAAAAAACTTAATAGAGTTAATGAAGCTTGAGACTCAATGATTAATGTAACATTAAATTCCAACACTCAAGCAGTATTAGAAGGACCTGAGTTAGATGTTATCAGAGAGCACTTTAGTGTAAAAAACGAAGCAGCTCATTTTCAAAGAAGATTTGGCAGGTTCGTCCCTCCGCGAACTTATGTAATTACTAACCAAGGCAAAGCTGACGTTGGATTACTGGTAGAAGTTGCAAAATTTTGCAAAACAAAAGATATAAAAATCAATTTCTCAAAAGAAATAAAAAATTCATTAGTACCCACACTGCGTAAAGATGATATTGTTGATTATACTCTAAACTTAAAATATAGAGAGTATCAACAAGATATAATTAATAAATGCATTGATATAGGTAGAGGGACAATAATATTAGCAACTGCTGGTGGTAAGACCTTAACCATGGCTGGTTTGTTAGAATTTTATTATAAGAATTATAGTAAAAATTTTAAAGGATTGATCATTGTACCTGATTTAGGATTAGCGAATCAAACAATATCTGACTTCGAGCAATACGGTGTATCATTTTCTACTACCAAATATACAGGGAAAGATGAATTAATTTTATCTCGTAATATTATTATAGCTAATTTAGGTATATTACAAAGCTCAAAACAAGATATTTCGTGGGTAAAGCATATCGACTTCTTAATAGTAGACGAAGTACATAAAGTAAGGAGAGGTAATAAAGTAAATAACATTCTTAAAAAAATTACTACGTCACATCGGTTTGGCTTCACTGGTACCCTACCTGACGACTTCCTAGATAAATGGAATATTTTTGGAAAAATAGGACCGCAATTATATGAAAAGAAAGCATATGAATTAAGAGGAGAAAAATATGTTGTCCCCTGCCAGGTTCAGGTCCTAGAATTAAACTATAGTGCGAAATCATCGGAGATATACCATGGAAATAATTCTAACACATATTATTTACAGGAAAATGAATTTATACGTAATAGCTCCTTTAGAAATAATTTATTAGCAAAACTTTCAGATAAATTAGATAATAATGCACTAATTTTAATAGATTATATAGAGCACGGAGAATTATTACTTAATACATTAAAAGATATCTGTAAAACTAAACAAATATATTTCATACGAGGAGAAGTACAAGTAGAAGAACGTAAGAAAATACAAACATTAATGGAGATGGAAGATAATATAATAGTTATAGCTATTTCGAAAATATTTTCTACAGGTATTAATATTAAAAATTTACATTATATAATGTTCGCAGGAGGCGGTAAAGCTAAAATTAAAATAGTACAAAGTATTGGCCGCGGCCTGCGCTTGCATAACGATAAAAAAGAGCTTATAATATTTGATATCGCTGATAACTTACGTTATGGTAAGCGGCACATCGAACAACGCTTATTATTATATGATAATGAGCATATAAATTACAATTTTACGCAATATCATGAAACCAAGAGCGAAATCAAAAAAACCTAATAAAAAAACATATTATGTTAATCCAAAAGAATTTTTACAAAATTTAAAATATTATTATGTGACTGATGACTTAATTGACGAATTAGCTGAAGCAGTTTATAAGATAGCTGTTGGATTAAGTTATTCACCTAATTTTATAAATTATAGTTATAAAGATGAAATGATAGGTGATGCTGTCGTAAAAATGATTGCTGCAGTAAAAAATAAAAAATTTAGAATTGATTCACCATCAAACCCTTTCTCATATTTTACTACAATTGCGTATCACGCATTCATTAATAGAATAAAGAAAGAAAAAAAATACAGAGAGACTATTAGTGATTATCAGGAGCAAATATATGGGAATTTGGCTAGAGATGAAGAACTCGCCCAACAACGCCCCACTAAAGACTACGATCAGGAGTTATACAATTAATGCCTTCGAATAGCAATAGGAAAATCGGATTCTTTTCTGATTTACATATAGGTATACATCAAAATAACGAAAAATGGCATGATGTAGCATTCGAATGGGCGAAGTGGTTTACATCCGAACTAAAAAAACACGAGATCACTAAATTAATTTTTGGTGGAGACTTTTTCCATTATAGAGACGAGATAAATGTTAAATCTTTATACTTTGCAAATACCTTATTAGATCTATTTAATGACTTTGAAATAATTATGATTCCTGGTAATCATGATGTATATTATAAGGATAATTCAAATATACATTCATTGTCTATATTAAACAACAGATCTAACATTACTATATTTGATACTCCTACAATATTAACTATTTTTGATAAAAAGGTAGGGTTCTGTCCATGGGGAACCCCGTTAAAAGAGATACCTAAATGTGACTTATTAATAGGTCACTTTGAAATTCAAAATTTTAATTTTAATAGCTTTAAAATATGTGACACTGGTATTGAATCCTGTGACTTATTATTAAAATCTCAACTTATATTATCTGGTCACTTTCATAAAAGACAACGACGAAAATACTCAAACGGAGAGATAATATATGCCGGTAATCCCTTTCAAATGGACTTTAATGATATTGAAGACCAAAAAGGGTTTTATATATTAGATTTTAATAAAGAAAACATACAATATAAGTTTATTGATAATGATATATCGCCAATTCATATAAAAGTAAACTTAAGTCAATTAGAAAAATTAAAAAAGATAGCAAAAGATAAAGGCTGGTCAAAATTAGCTATTAAAATTCTTATTGACAAAGATATTAAAACAAATTTACTCGATAAAATAATTGCATCAATAAATTTTGAAGCACCATTCTCTCTAATAACAGATTATTTGAATAAATTTAATATTGGTAATGTTGAACTGACAAACGAGTTAGGTGATCTAAACATTAAGGAATGTATAATTGAATATATCGAGTCGTTAGATATAGACGACAAACAACAAATAATAAGCAAAATTGTTCACTTATATAATCGATTTGTATGAAATATGTAAACTTTAAATCAGTAAAAATTTGTAATTTCCTTTCAATAGGAAAGGTACCGATTGAAATTAACTTTCAAACAGGGTTGAATGTAATTACTGGTGTTAATAAAGATAAAGAAGACAGAAGAAATGGTGTTGGTAAATCCACAATCGCTGACGCTATACACTTTGCTATTTTCGGTGAAACGATAAGAGAAGTGTCAAAAGACTTCATTGTAAACTCTATAAATAAAAAAAATACATATGTAGAGCTACATTTTACAATAAATGAAAACAATAAAAATAATAATTACAAAATAGTACGTAAACTAAAGCCAACAAAATGTTATCTTCTTGTAAATGATGTAGATGTTACAGAGAGTACTATTCCTAATACTAGTAAGAAAATAAAAAATATACTTAATTGCTCTCCTGAAGTATTTCAAAATTGCGTTATAATGTCTCTTAACGCAACTCTCCCCTTCATGGCTCAAAAGAAAGTAGAAAAGCGAAAATTTATTGAAGGTATTTTAAATTTAGAAATTTTCTCTGACATGCTTTTAAGTGCAAGATCAGAATATAATGAAGTTCAAAAAAAATATGAACACATTACAAAAGACTTTGATCATGCAAATAATATTTTTAAATTACTAGAAGAGCAAAAAAATAAAATCTTAATTAATATTACAGAACAAAAAGCTAAAATTAAAGAACGAGTAAAGACTATAAATGAAGATATAGAAATTAATACCGTAAAAATAAAGCCTATTAATAGGGAATTATATAATAAAAGTAAAACGAAATTAGATTCTATAAAAAATAAATTAATCAAAATACAGGCACAATTAAGTTCTGCTTCAACTAAGACTACTCAACACGAGACGGAAATAACGTTTTATAAGAAACAAATTACAAGTATTGGTACTGATAAGGACGCCTGTCCTATATGTTTACGGCAAATTACAAATAAAGACAGAAGCCATATAAAAGAAGAAAAAAATAAAATTAAAAAAGATATTGATAACTGTGAGCAAGATATTAAGAGCTTACAGCATCAACAAAAAGAAATTATCAACCTTAAGGAGAGCAATCTCTCCGCAGAATTGCAGCTTAATGAATATATTTCTACTATAAAAACAGTACATAATAATA